GCAGGTTTGTCGGTATCTGTTCTGGGTCTACTTTTTCTAATACCTCATTGGGAGAAGGCTTTTCTGAAGAGGTGGTTACCTGATCTTCCCCAAGTCCCGACTGTACCTGTTCCAGACTTGGAAGCAATAAAGGATCTAGATATGGTTCCTGTGCCAGAGGTGGATAAAATATTGTAGTAGGTGGAACAAGAATATAATCTGTGCTTGGCAATATAGGTAATTTAATCTCCATCTTTTATGTCTCCAATAGAAATAGACCAACCATCATCACCAAACTTACCAACTTCTTGAATTTTTGGCTTTTTTTCTGCATTGTCTTTTATCCAATTTTTATGAAATTTTTTAATTTGTAAATTTAGTTCTAAATCAAATTTTTTCATGCGTAACCAATTTATTAATTTATCTAAATAATATTTATATACTTTTTTTAAAAAACTGAATATCATTTATATAACAAATAATTTTTTTAAACAATGATAAAAGAAATTTTATTAAAGATGGCAACACCATTAACTCTAATTTGCTTCATAACCATAATGGCCTTGTGTCCTCTTTATTTGACAATGGGAATACTAACAAGACAAATGACTGAAAAAACTACCCCATAGGAATATATTTTGGTGGATTTGGTCTGTAATATTTTGGTGGAATACAAGGCATGATGCCACATCTTTTTGGTTTTCTATATCTAGGCATACGACATACCGTTACACCTCCACTACCTTTGCATCTTGGTTTTCTTTTTCTTGGTCTACCTTCTGGAAAGTGATTTCTTGGTCTATTTACACCTTCTGAAGAAACACCAGCTTCAGCTATTACAGGAATAAATAAACTTATAGCAAAAATTGTTGCAAGAAACTTTTTCATTAGGATGTCCAACTATCTGGTGCGGTTGTGATACTGGCTGGTGTTTGTTGATCTATACATTGCTGCTTTACATAAGCTTCAAGTTTTGAAACTTCATCTGAACCAAGTTTTGTTTTTATCCAGCCAATTACTTGATCTTTTGTTAAATCTTTCAAAGGGGTAACAGAACTACCTTTTTCAAGTCCCATTGCGTCATAGTGATAACCAGTAAATCCATCACTTGAATTACAAGTTAAATTCCAGTGAACAGTAGTAACAAGACCATCATCACTGCCACCATTAACAGCCTCTAATGGTGTTGCAGATTGAAAACCCCAAGTGATTGTGTATGTAGGATCAGCCATAATTAGTTGTTAGTGAAACCTGCTGGCTCTGTTTTTACAACTTTTTCTGGCAAATATTTTTTATGAGTTTCTATTTCTTGCTGTATTTGTATTGTTCTTACTTCACAATTATTAGCAATTTGAAGTGCTTGGTTTCTGTTTGCTTGAATAGTTTTTAACTCCTCTTCAAGTTTTGTAATCTCTTCTGCTGGATTAGGACTTGACATAAATAATCTCTTTTCTGTAATTATATCTGTGGATAATCTAAATGTCTATGTGTGTTAACTGTACGGAGACGTACCAAGTAAAGCTGTATTCCATTGAGCCTTTAGTGCAGCATCATCAGAGGCAGATTCTATCGCAGAGTCAGCAGGTGCATCTCTTAATGCTTGTTTTTTTGCAACTATTTCTGTAGTGCTTAAACCAGTTTCTAATGCCTTGTTAAATTCAACATCAAGTTCTGCAAGCTTTGGTGTTCTTGCTTTTCTTATATTTGTTCTATGAATTTCTTTGGCTTTCGCCATGTCAAAGCTAAATCCCATATTTTTAAGGTGTGTAAGTCCAAGCGTTTCTAAAACTTCTGTCTGTAGGAATTTCAGAACTATCAACAATATAGTAAGTTTTACCTTCTGGAACAGCCTTTTTTATATGTTCTTCAATAGTTTTATTTTCATTTGCAGGTGCAATAATTGCTAAAACACCATCATCTTCTACATAAACAATTCTTTTATCTAAAACAGACATAGTTTTTTATACAGTTTAATATGCTTATGAAAAAGCTGCAACTGATACCATATCTTTATCAACTCTATCACTGCTGTTTTCATCTCTACAATTTAAAACATCTATATTATTTGTTCTTTGTGCCGTAACTTTAAGACCACCATGAGTTGAGCCATTATTAGGTTGTAAACTTTGACCAAATAAAACAACGTAAAAAGTATCAGAAAAATCATTGTCCCAATGTATACGATAATTACCTGTACCTAAATCTGTAACACTATCAACATTAAAATGCTTTCTTCTATTAATAGTACCACTACCGTCTAGATGAACCCATGCTTTTGCAGTATTTACAGCCGTTGCCGAACCTGATCTAACATCTAAACCATCATTATTTATCCTTACTCTCTCCACACCAGCAGTTATAAATGACATTCTATTGGTAGAACTTCTGCTTATTCCTGTATCTGTATCACCGCTAAAAGTTAAAGTGGGAAATGTCGTACTTGCTGTGTTTAAAAGAACCTGTCCTCGTAAAGTATTTCCAGAATTATCTAAATTTGCCTGTGTTCCTCTCCTTAGTAACATGACTTCAGACGCACCAACAGATGTGCCATTACTTGCGTTATGAACTAATCCAAAGGACATTGTTGCGACACCACCTGTGCTGTCTGCATTTACACTTATTCTTCCTGCTGTACCATTTTGTTCTGGCACCTGACCAGCATGATTAAAACATATCTGTGCGTTACCTCCGCCATCGTTGGTTGTTAAAGCAACACCACCACCTCCAACACCAGCTCTAATTTGACTATCACAGTCAATTCTTCCACCAAAAACATTTAATTTTACACTAGCTGTAGCAGCTGTTGTTCCGATTGCAACACCTAAACCATTGTCATGTAATCTTAAGTTCTCAGTTGTAGCACTGCCATTTGTACTTTGAAAAAGCACTCTGCCATGTTGGTTATTACTTCTTGATAAAATTGTTGTTGTTGCACCACTAATACTGAAATCAGTATGTCTATTGCTTGCGTCCGCATCTTCAATCCTAATAGCACCACTAGAAGAAGATGTTTGTTTGACATGAAGTGGTAAATCTACAGTTGTAGCATGAATACCAAAAAAACGACTAGAGTTAAATCTAGCTGCCTCTGAACCATTTACATCTATAGAAAGTACATTGTCACTATTATTATATCTAATCTGCCCTGCACTAATATCTTGGGGATCACCCATCATTATATAAGCACTTCTATTATTAGGAGCTAAGATATTAAATACACAATTATTGTTATTTTCTATTGCTAGAACAGCATTAGGATCAGCAGATACACTGCCAGCAGATCCTTTAAGTACATGTAAATTACAGTCAGGTGACGTAACCCCTAAACCTAAACGGCCATTATTTTTTAAACGTAATTTTTCACTTCCTTTTAAATTAACGATAAAAGATGGATCACTTATTTCAGCATTTACATCAACATCAACAGCAAAATTTCCAACACTTGAGTCGGCATTTAATCTATGATCTGCACCTGTGTTTGTATCAGTCATAACAACTCTTGGCGAGGTTGAAGCCAAAGTAAGCAAAGCGGTTGCTGCTGTAGTGCCGATTCCAACGTTACCTGTATTTGTAAGTCGCATGACAGTTGTATCTGTGCTACCTAAAGCACCTCCTGTAGGTGATGACTGACAAGTTTTTAAATCAATAAAACCTAAAGTTGTTAGGTTAGATAATTTTCCACTTGTAATACTTGCAACCAAAGACCCTGAGGCATAATTACCTCCACCAATGTCATTTGTTTCAAATAAAATTTTGTTAAAAGTACTTACATTGGTTCTAGAACCTCTTAATCTTAAAATTGCATCTTGACTACTTGAAGCAGATGTTCTAAGTATCATTTGAGGAGTACCAGCATCCGCAAAATCATATTTATGTTGAGGGTTAGTGCTACCGAAAGAAAATTGTGATGAGCTATCAATTCTTAGCTTTTCGCTTGCATCAAGCCTAAATCTCATAGTTGAAGCAGGCTGTGTATTACCTTCATCAACTGCAATAGTTAAGGCATCATTTGAGTTTGAGCCATTATTGTAAGTAATTTGTCCATGAGACTGACCAGAATCATCTAATCTCAACGTTACATTTGAATTAGCTCTAATATGTAGATTCTTTGCTGGACTAGAGGTGCCTACACCAACTAGGTTACTACTAGAATCAACGTGAAAAGTACCATTGTCAATAGTCATACCACCTGTTGCAGTGATACTCCCTGTTACTGTTGCACCTGATGTAGTTGTTTCAAAACGCTTTGTATTATTTTCATATAGCTCAACACTCCCATTTTCAATGAATTTAGCCATAAATTCACTATTATTGTTACTTGTAATATCAAGTTGATTAGTTGTTATTTTTATATTTCCAGTACCATTAAAATCTCTGATAAAGCTATTACTTCCGTCATGAAATATGCGAAGGTCATTTCCAGCTCCAAGCATTATTGCATTAGTGCCACTCGCAGCTCCATCACCCATATTAAGCTGAGTCGCATTTATATTGGCATTAAAGTTATAAGTGCCTGTTAAATCTTGATAAGCACTTCCATTCCATTTTCTCCACCTATTTAAACTAATATCCCATCTAATTGCACCTGTAGGAACATTTGCTGCACTCGGGTTAGTAGTTGGTAAACCTACCGATAACTGTTGTAAAGCTGCGTCAATATTTTCAATTACCTGTTCTGGAAAATCAGTATAAGTTGTAGCAACTGTTGGTAAATTAAAATTTATGTCAGGCATTTAACTTTTTTCTTTAATAATACTACGTTCCACGACATTGCCAAGTAAAGTTGCCGCTTACACGCACTCCTGATGTATTAAATAAATAAACCTTAAAACCAGTAGGGTTTGGTGAGTCTACAAAATCAACAACAGGAATAATTCCTTCAACAGTTGTACCATTAATATTTGGAGTAACTGCTATTCCTTGTACATCAACAAAAGTAACATTAAAATTGACCTGAGTTCCACCGCTATCACTGGCATTTGCTGTTCCAATACCAGTATCATTAAGAATTTTAGTGTCGATTTTCAAATTTTGTCTTGTTATCTTTCTATATTTTCCATTTGTAGAATTTACTATTGTTTTATAACGCACTCTTCTAAATGCAGTAGCGAATCTGGAAAAACTTGTACCATCTTGCACTATGCCATCTGTTGTAAACGAACCGCTATCATTGCCACCAATATTAATAGTGCCTTGATGCTGTAAAGATCCAGAACCTAAACCTATCCCAAACTGACTAGCAGTAATTTTTGTTGACGCTAAAGTAGCACCATAGTCAAAATCTTCTATAAAATGACCTGTTGATGGGGCTGGCTCTAAATAATGTGTATTTGTAGGATTTGCTGTTATTAAAGCGTTCATATTATTAAATTGAGGACTAGAACTAGAACCTGTACCAATAAAGTGTTCAGACCATGTTTCTGTAGTATTTGCTGGTAAATATAAAACGTGCTTATCTAAATCTTCATCAAATACTCTAAAAGCATTTGAAAAAGATACAGCATCAATTTCTTGTGGTTCTGTTAGCCCAGTGATTGTTTTTACAGTTACATTTCCACTTGCAGTCTTTGAAACAGGTGAAGTAGTTACAAAAGTATTAGCGTTTGTTACTGAAGTAATTATTCTTAAAACAAGCAAATCATCAACAGCATTACCACTTGTGGGGAATAAAGTCACCTCATCACCAACTGAGAATCTATGATCCGTTAAAGTAACAGTTACAGTAGTGCCTGATTGCGAATATGTCCCAAAAGCAGTTCGATAAACACTGTCATAGTTAGCATTTAGAATAAAATCAGGTGGTTGTGATACAGTTTGTGCAGATTGTAAAGAAGGGCCAATATTACCAGCAGTGTCTACAGCAGCAATATGATATGTATAAGTATCTGCTCTTTGTTCAAAAACAACATTAAAAATACCGTCAATTCTACCTATTAATTCAGCAGTATCGAAATCAGTTGTATCTATAGCTGATGACCTATGTTTTCTAATTTCAAAAGTAGAAATCTTAAGTTGATTTGTAGGATTTAACGTACCAGCAGCCCAACGTAAAAGAACATTATTATCTATAACTTCAATAGTTCCAGATGTTACAGGTCTTGTTGGGGCAGCAATAAAAGCATAAATTTGTAATGCTGTTGTTGATACGTTATTATTCATATCTCTTGTTTGAATATAATAATATCTCTGGCCTTGATTAATAGTCCAACTTACTTCTTCTTTAAAAGCCTCAGCATCAGAAAATATTACTAAATCAGTGTTTCCATTAGTAACTCCACTAAAAGTACTGGAAGTTGATCTTGTTATCTTGTAATCTTTTAAACCTAAATTTGATTGCTTGTTTACTATTGGCGGTGTGAAACTGACTGTAATAAAACCTTGCCCACCCTCACTACCTAATGTGTATGCACCGTTAGATGGTGGATTAATTGGGGTTACTGTTACTGTTTGTGTCGCAAAAAGACCTCTAAATGTATTTTTTACTTCTTGTTGTGATTCATTTACATAACCAGAATCTAAAGCAGCAATCTTAAAAATTTTGCTCATATTAGAATTATTTTGTGCAAAATCAACATCTATGGTTATTGCTGTTGCATCAGTTTCAAAAAGCAAAGAATTAGAATCATCATAAATACCATATTTGATAGTTTTAAAAGTACCAATAGCTTCATTCCATCTGATCCTTACCTGATTACCTATAAAGAAAAAAGCTGGATTTTTAAATGTTGGTGCTGGTGGTTTTGTGAAATCCACTGATTTTGAAAGCTGAGAACTTGAAATTACACCTTCATCTGGAAAATCAGCCCTTTCATATACAGGATTTACTGTAAAAGTTCTTGAAATCGTAGTAGTACCATCACTTCTGTTAATATTTGCGGCAGAAATAGGTACTTTTAAACTTGTTCCTTTGACAATTACTGGGAATATATTTTCCTCACCACCTAAAGTTGCATCAGCATAACTTGTTGTTACCTTATACCCTATAACATTTGGAATTTTTGTAGTCTGCACATTAGTTCCTGAGTTGTAGCTTGGATTAGGATTTTCTACTTTAGGCCATTTAAGAATAATATTATCTAAAGTTATTTTTACTTTTATTGATGCCCCTGCTGGAAATGAGGGCATTGGCACATTTGCAATATATGTTAAAGTTGCACCTTGTCCACCAGCAATATTAACCGCAGTTATTGTAAAAGTTTTTGATGAACCAGCATACGTTAGCGGAGTTCTGTAAGTAGTAATATCGTTTTTAAGAATTATATCTGTATCAGTCTCATCAGTAACAACATAATGTTTTATTGCATAGGAACCGACTGTACTAGGCTCAAGCCAATTAAAAACTATATGCCCATTTTGTAATTTTGGAAAGTTATTTCTTCTTCTTGGTGCTGATGGGGCAACATAATTAAAAACAGCAGAGGTTGCATTAAGACTGTATCTTCCACCTCTATCTCTAGCTTTGATAAAATATGTATGATTTTCCGTTAAAAGATCTTTTGTTATAAAGTCTGCTGATGTTGGCCTACCGACAAAACTTGCATCTTTAGTTCCAAATAGTGCATTTATCTGTGCTGTTGTTAAAGTTGTATTTGATTTGTGAATCTCATAAAAAGCAATATCTAAATCTTTAAATTGTACTTTCACAGCAGAGCTATCAGAACTGCTTGTAAAACTAGGGTTTGGTTCGTTTTCATTAAATGAAACTAAATTTGCTGCTGTAGTTCCATTTGCTGTAACACTATATCCGCTTGAGCTTACATCATTAGGTGGTTCAGTTTGACCTACAGTTGTAATGCTTACATTTCTAGATAATCCAGACAATTTACCACTTGAATTTCCTACTGAAAATATTTTGATTGTAAATTTTTTATTTGGTCTTACATTTAAAATTTCAAAACTTTGCCCCTGTATCTCTTCAGTTCTTTCAGTTCCATTAACATTTACTCTTAAAAAAAACTTACTAACATCTTCAACTTGAGTCCACTGAACAATAAGTTTTGATCTAATAACGACTTTATTAGAATTATTACTAGAATTATGAATTGACTCTTTGTAAAGTCTTTCAGTAATTGTTGCCGCTGCTGGCCTTTTTGGTCTTACATCAATATTAGAGGCATCTCTGAAGGTAACAGTACTGCCAGTCTCAACAGCAGCGTAAATACTATGATTATATAAAAGGGCAGTGACTTTATATTTATATGTTTCCTCTTCCTCTACAACCAAAACTCTATAAAGTTGTGCTTGTAAATTTTGAGCTGCATTTCCTCCTGATGTCTCAAGAATCCATGTTGACATGACATTGGGTGCAGCGTTAGTTCCATCAGCAGTTTGAAAATTACCGCTTACTGTTATATTTGCACCAGAAATGCTACTAACATTTTTTTTACTTACACTGCCATCAGGCATTAAAACATTGAGAGTTCTTGTATAACCAACAGAGTCTGCTGGTAAGTTTGATGCACTTGCATTGTCAACAGTTATTTGATTTGTTCCATTTACAGCAAAAATTCTTCCTCCTCTTCTAGTTCCAGTTTTAACATCATCACTAATACCAATAACTTGTCCAACTCTTACAAGAACCCCTGCCTCTATAGAGACAGAAAAAGTAACTGTTTCTGTAAGAAGTTGCTCACTTAGTCTTGTCCATTTAGCAAGTCTGTGTGCCTGTCCAGAACTTGTGCAACCAAAAGCTTGAATTTCTCTTTTTAAAATTCCATACTTTGCAATAGTCACATCTCCCCCTGCACTTGTAGTGGCTGAGACATCACCTATTGTTGTATTTTCGATTACAGAGGGATGTGGGAACTGCTCATAAGATATTTTTCTTTGATTATTGTTGTAATACTTTGCGATAACAAGTGTTGCTCTGTTTTTAATATCACTTCCCTCATAAGTAAAGTTTCCATCCACAACATTTGATTTATTGAAAATGTAGGCTGGCAAGACATCAGCAGTTGCACTATATGTCCCACCATCAACTTGTGGTGCTGGTTTATCTTGTGATAAAAACAATGTACCAGCAGACCAATATGGCATCACACGCATATTGCTACAAATAAGATTAATCAAGTCGTATGCTTTAAAACTTTTATTGATATATTCATTTAGTGAAAATCTGGCTTCCAGTCCAACCATACTAAAGTTACAATTTCCATTTATATTTGTTGAGTTTTTTGTTACTTTTAAAGCAATAAATCTTCTTCTATTCTTTTTTTGTATTTTAAAAAGTTTAGCATTGTTTAATGTGTGGGGTGCGTTACCTTCAGAATCTGAAGTGCTTGTAAATGTAATGTTTATAAGATCCCCTGTTTCATAATTATGATCTGTTGTACAAATAATTAAAACGTGTCCACGATTTGCATTGTAAGTATATGTCCCAGACTTTGAGCCTATAGCATCCCTTTGGTTAGATATTAACTCATTATTATATTTACTAATATTCCAAAAACTGTATTCATCTAATGCTGTTTCTGGGATAGACAACCCATATCGTGTGTCTGTAAGTAAATTATAGAGACAAAAAGCTGGGTCATTAGTATATAGTCTCTGCCAACTGCCTCTCAATGTGCCATTAGCAGTTAAAGAAGAACCCCCAGACCAATTTGCAGACAGGTTGTAATCAAGCCTACCAGCCCTATCTGGGTCGGTTGGATTACTGTTGTTGTTATATACCCCTCTTGGAACAGCCACCCTTGTTCCACGCAGCCTATAGTATCGTCTGGGAATTTGTGAAAAACTTTCACTTGAAACATTAAATCCAATTAGAGCTGTATTTGGATAGGGTTTATTATCAAAAGTAATTAACTGATAAGAAAACCATTGAATGTCATTTTGAATCTTTGTTGTAGAGTTATCTGAAATTCTAAGAACTCTTAAATTAAAAGTTGTTCCAGAGCTGTAATTATCTGGAACTTTAAATCTAAACTGCCTTTGATATGGGTCGCCTGTTCTTCCTCCTATACCAACGTCACCTTGATTTGCCCCTTCTGGATTATTGTTTGGGAAAGCACTTTGAAAAGAGTCAGAATCAACAGCATATTCTATTCTAAAAAATACATTTGTTCCTACAATATCTCCATCGTCTTCAAAAATTTGTAAGGCTGGGACATTTATAATTACAGCTATTTGATTTGCGTTAGGATAGCTGCTTATTGTGAAATTTCTAGAGACTCCAACATTAGGATCAGCTTTCAAAATATTACCACTGTTTACATTTACTTCTTCTCTAGTAGCACGAAAACCGCCCATGACACCTTGATTTGCAGTGCCGACTCTTGAGTCAACGACTACATTATCAAAGTTTTTATCATCATCATCAAATTCTCCTGAGTCATTTAAATCAGCGTCCTCATCAACGATAGGTGTATCATCTAAATAAATATCTTTAAGACCAAATTTATTGTAATTAGTCGCACCAAAAGCAACACCTTCATCTCTTGCTGATGGAAAACCCTCTATTTGACCTTCACATATAGCATCTAAAATCTTAGCAGTTGCAAGACTATCTAAATTATCGTCAGCAGTTGATGGGCTGCCACCTTTGCCTTTTTCTCCGCTGATTATATGAATTTCTTTTTCTTCCATTAGTTGTTCATCACATTTATTCCAGCTGAAATTACCACAGATCCAACCATGCGTTCTCCATATAAAATTGGAACTGGCAACCCTGCAATACTTGTATTAATAGGGCTGTTAAATTGAAAACTATTTGGTGTTTCTTCTTCAAATTCTGTAACAGGTGTAAGCATTGCAGATACCCCTCCCAACACTAAACTTGCACCGATAGCAAATGTAGCTTTAGCACCAGCACCAATAGTGGCACCAGCTTTGAATGACATAGGGTTTAGAAAAAGCCCACCACTAAAACTCAAACCAATTAAAGCAACACCTAATAAAATCTGTCCTAACCCTCTGCCCTGACCGCTTATAACAGGAACAATTTTTATATCAGATTGCCCTGTGGGAAAATGTAATTCCTCTAATGTTCTTGGTTTTTCATTTACTATGACTTTGTAGCTCTTATCCATCATATAATTTTCTGCCTGTGGATAATTACCGATTAAACACTTTATCGCATCTGCTACCGTATGAACTTCAGTTTCTATTTCCTTAACTCCTACAAACTCAGCTAAGTCCCCATATAATTTAATTTTACGAGGGCAATCCAACATACCTAATAATCTTGCCTGTAATGCTTCTATAATACCTATTGTACTCTTCTTTGCACGATAATCTCCCCTGTGGATGATGCAGTAACATATTGTTTTCACATAACACACCAATATGATTAAGGTATTCTCCAGAAAAATTCATTAAAGGACAATCATATAATTTCAAAGGTTCATCATCATCAATAGCAATAAATCCTCCTTTTTTATAACAATCTTCAAAAGTTGGATTAAACGCAAATTCTTCTGGATCGTCAGGCTTTTCAAAATCAATAAGTTCAATATTTAATTCTGCTTTAAAAAAATCTCTTACAAGCTGCCAACAGTTTGTGTGTTGCCATGTCCATGTCCTCCCTAATAAAGATTGCTTATATTCTTTTGGAACAAAATCAAACCACTCTTCTGTATGTGGGTTAACTATATACCAGTGTTTATTTGTCCTTGCTGCACAAACTCTATCTGCTGGACTAGCAAAAGCAGTTGATGTGGGGTGTGAGTGAACAATACCTTGGATTGCATCATTACCATATTCATCCTCTATATCAGCATAATCTGTTGGACTTAAAATAAATTGATCTGTTGGTATTTGTGCTAGATTCTTACACTTTTTATAAACTAATTTGCCTTTTATATTTACTAACAACCCACAAATTTCCTTCGGACTTTCTTTGAGTGCATCTTCTATAACTTTTTTTTTCCAGTAAATCAATTATAAAAATCTCCAATTCCAGAAAATTCAATCGGTAGAAACTGTCTTTTTGGTAATTTTGAGTTTATATTATCTATAGCAGCAGCTAATTCAAAAGAAACAATATCTCTTGTCTCAACTGATTTTCTAGCAATCTGAAATTCCTCAATAGGAAATTCCTGATTTTCATCTGGTGTTCCGTAAGGATTATCTCCTGTAAAATTGCCATTTGATAAAAATTCAGCAAGTGTTCTTCTTCTTTTTAAAGTTGCACCAACGAGATCATTGGCAAAAGTTTCAGTGTTTACAGCAGCAAGCACGTTAGACATATTACCTATATTTATAGCTATTACTGCTAAATTACTAATTGTTAAACTTGGTCTTGGCAGTTGTTTTGCATCATATTTAAAGCCACTAGCTTCAATAGGCATACGATAATATGTATTACCTTTCCAAACAATACTGTCTTGAGCTGTTGTATCTTTAGTGTTGTTGTGAAATCTTATTGTTGAAATATTATCTCCGTTTGGGTCTTGTATAGTAGTTGAACCATGAAGGACAGGATCTAAAGTAAGTTCAAACAATTCTATAATTGGACTTGGATTAACAGATTGTAAATTAGAAACTGGTACTGGCATTATGAAGCTGGTTCAAATACTTGTCTGAATGTTACTTGTACTCTTGCTCTGCCATTTATATTTATATTTTTTGTATAACCACCATCAACAACAAAATTCATAGCACTTTCTGTAGGCACTGTATATGCAAAGTTTGCACCATCTACAGCTCTAGCATCAAAAAAATCAGTCAAAGTATCAGCATCAGCTTCACTTACTTCAAAGGTTAAATTAAATATTTTTGCATTTTGGTTCAGTCCATACGAAATTCTGTGTTCATAACCATCACCAAATTTTACAATTTTAGTATTTGGTGCATTTCTTTTTGTTGTCCCATAAGTAGGAACAAATGCAGAACCAGCAGCGGTGTTTGGTAAATTAGCCATTAACTATAAAGCAACCCTCCTTGTCTTTTTTGAGTTAACAGTTCATTCTGTATAGCTTGTGAAATAGCTTTTCCAAGTTTAGCTGCTTGATTTTCATCTCCTTCTACATTACTTCCAGAGGCATCTACTGATACATTAATATTATTAACAACTCCGCCCATTGCACTATTTGGCACTATATTGCCACCCTTTGACCCCATCTGTAAAACCTCTGGGCCTTTTTCTCCTACAAGATATGCACCACCAGCAGAGACAGGGCCACCAGCTGCTTTTTTTGGTAAGAAACTAGGCAAGTTTGCAAAAGGGCCGCCAAAACTTGCCAAAAACGTGTTAATTCCAAGTCTTAAAAGTTGTGAAGCAATATCATTTAAAATATTTCTTGCAGCTTCGCCTAAAGTTTTAGTTCCTTGTATTGCACTAACAAGGGCATCAGATACTCCTGTTGCAATACTATCACCAATCTTTTCAAATTCAGTTTTAATACCATCTGTTGCATCTTTGGTGTCATCCAATTTATTTTTTAATTTACCAACACCTTCAGTGACTTTTGGGACTGTTTCATTGGTTGTAATAACATCATTTTTTATATTATTTGTAGCTTCATTTGTGCCTTCAATACCTTCTTTTAAAAGATTCACAGATTCTAAATTTGTGTTTATTTTCAAATCAAGAACTGGAAGTTTTAAAGTACCAAAAATAAATTTTAAAATTGGTTGATTATCAATAAAATTAACTATCTGCTGAAAAGTCCCTATTACAGCCTTGACTATTCTTCCAACAATAGTTCCAACAGTTTTTCCTACGTTAACAATAGCATTTGAAAAATTTGTTACACCTTCTTTCACTGCAATCCAACTCTGTTCTAGATCAAATACCACATTGGTTGCATCTATACCTATTGCCTCTGCAATAGCCAGTCCTATTTCTTGGACAGCAGCAAAAATAGCTCTTGTTGGTGCAAGAACAACTTTAAATGCAGCTCCTAATGCCTCAACAGTAACGGCAGCAACTTTTAAAACTTCTCTAATTACTATCCCAAATTCAGAACCTTCTCCAGCTAGATTTGTGAAAGCTGAACCCAATCTTTTTAACTGGCCATTAATAGTATTTGATGCTGTAAAAGCGTCCCTTGCAGCCTTGCCCTGTGCATTAGATTGGTTTTCTAAAGCCTCGTTAAACTTAACAAGTTCATCATTTAACAAAGGTTGTATTGCTGTAAGTGCTTCTACACTTCCAAATAATTTTGAAAGATTTTCTGCACTTGAACCACCACTTGAAACAATTTCTTCTAAAACTCCGCTTAGTCCTTTGGATTTCAATGCTGTAGCACTAAAATCTATTCCAAGCTTTTCAGCAATTTTTGATGCTTCACTGGTCGGTTTTTGAATAGAAGCAATGACCTGTCTAAGTCCAGCAAAAGTAGATTCGACAGGAACACCTGACGCAGTAACAGCAGATATAGCAGCATTTAGTTCTTCTATCTCAACACCAGCACCAGCAGCTATTGGTGCTATTCGACCTATTTGTTTTGCATATTGATCAACAACAATTTTACCGTCTGCCTGAGTCTGTGCAAATCCGTCAACTAATTTTCCAGCTTGGTCTGCCTCTAAACCGTAAGCATTTAGAACCGAAGTAGTTGCATCAGTAACAGTTTGCAAATCAGAAAATCCACCAGTTGCACCTAACTGGGCTGCTTTTAAAATTCCTGTTATTTCAGCAGTTTCAGCAAAGCCAGCAGAGGCTAAATCATAAGAAGCTGTTAAAAGATCAAGTTTTGAGGCTTGACCACTTAATTCATTGGATAGAGATGCAAGTTGTGGGTTTAACTCTTTAACATTTACTCCGAGAGTTCTCACTTTTGCATTTGCAAAATCTTGTGCAGCCAAAGTACTAAATACTTTTCCAAACGCAGCAACAGCAGTTATACCAGCAGTTAAGGGTGCAAGCATAGTGCCAAGACTTGCAGCGGCAGCCTTAAAGCTTAAAGATGCCGCACTTGCACCTTTACCAGCACCAAAAAAACCTTTTCCAAGTATGGGCAGCCCTCTGTTAGCGTCTTTAAGTTTGCTGTTTGTTCCGTTTACAGTTTGATTAAATTTTTGTGCCTGTGTATTTACCTTTTTTAATGCTGTAATCGCTTGTGTAGCTCCAACTCTTAGCTCTACATTTGAAACTGCCACGACTTAACAATAACTTCTTTAACTATATCTTGATTTACGTCTTATTGCATCTGCCTGTTTTTTTTCTCTTTCATTTTTTAATTCATAGTATGCAGCAAAATATATGAACTCTTCATCTGTTAGCTGTGTTCTGAGTTCACTCACTGTCTTTGAAAGTTCTGTTGCTAGGAAAAACTCAAAATTAAGCCAGTTGTCCCCCTTTAAGACTCCTTTGCATTTGCGACATTTAGGTTAGGATTTACACCAAACAAAAACATCTCAATTTCATTTAGTACATTTTCTGGTAGTTCTGCTTGTAAATTTCCAAAATCTGAAGGGTGAAAAGCTTTTGTGCCGTCCTCTAATTCTGCTAACTGGCAAAGCATGTGAGTTGAAACAACCAAAGGATCTTCACTACCAGCCCTGTGTGTAGCTTTTGCTCTGTCTGCTCTTGTTATGGCTTTAAAGTACAGTGAGACAACTATATTACCGTCATCATCTTTGACATCAAACTTTCGCCTCTGATTCAAGTCAAAAGCTGCCTTTAAGGTGTCAAGTGTTCTTTGTGCTGGCATAAATAAAGTGCGAAGTTTCTTATCTTAAATTTACTATATAGCTGAAGTTATTGCACCAGTTGTGATGAATGAAATAGCAATCTCCTCTATTTCTCCAAGTGTTGCAGAATATTCAGCCTCAGTAATAATTCCAGAAAATCCAATTTTCTTGGCTGATTGTGCAGAGTCTGGGAAAAGTTCAAACAAAGCATCACCAGCATCACCAGTAGTCAAAATATCATCAATAAAAGCTTGATAATCTGAGTTGCCAGCTGGGTTGTAAAGTAAAGTTGCAGATCCTTCACCAGAAATCAGGCCACCAACAAACGATTTTGCTGTGTCACCCATCTTTGTTGTTTCTAGTGTGTCTTTAGATACAGATAAAGACCATGCTTTTAAATCGCTTATATCGGCCTCAGTTCCAGCAGCATTGTGAAACATAATTTTGCCGACATCACCTTTAACAGCCATAACAAAAAAAAGAAATATTTATAAATATATTAACTCTTTTCAGAGTTTTTTACATCTTTTTTCAAACTTTGTTGTTGCTCAAAGTATTTCCTACACTCAGGATCCCAGTAATTTGCTTCCCTTCTGCCTTTTACAGCTTCGATAGCGTCAAGCATTTCTTCTGTAATTTCAAGTTTTGCCATGATTAAAGTTCCTCATATATTTCAAAAGTTATTCTTAATTGTGTTTGAAACTTTCCTTCTGGACTTGAAGCCAATACCTCTGGGCCAACAGGTGAGTCAAAAATAACATCTGAAACTGTAATCTTATTGTATAAGTCCCTAAGCCTTTTGCAAATAGTATAGTTTGACCCAGCCCCGATACCTTCTTCTGTAAAAATATTAAGAGTAACTAATCCAACAACGACATTGACACCGTTTGCTAGGTAAGATCCTGACCCAAAGCTGGTTTGACACTGAACAAAAGTATCTTCAGCTGTCGAGTCAAAAGCCATATTATTAAAAACAACAGGGATTGCTGGGCTTGAAGCAAGCTCTGTGGCTAACCTAGACTCTATTATGGATCTAACAGTATTTAAATCAATAGCAGCCATTATATCCTCCTTTTAATTTTGTTATATTCATCATCAGCCCACCTCTGCATTTCTTTCCCAATGAGTTCTGGAAACCCTTTTTGTGTTTTTTGTCTTGTTCTGAATTGACCACCCCATGATGGTGGTAGGTTTTCGCCATAACACACTGGCTCTGCATAAGGTAAATTGTTGATTATGAGTCCGCTAGTTGCTTTAATCTCTGTCTGCCATGAGTTCCTTAGCCTACCAGTATCAACTGGTGTAGCCTTTACTACTCTCCTAGTCCACTCAAGAGTAGTTGCTGCTACCAGATCAATCACAGCCTCTTCCATAACATCTGGAATTTGATCTATTCTAATTTCTCTGGTCATAATTACCTCAAGATAAGATCAAAACTTACTGGTGTATTATTTTGCTCATTTGTAATTACTTGAATAATTTTAAACTCAACACTACTTATAACTACTCTGTCTTTTGTTGTAGGGGCAAATGTAAGATCACCAGCAGATATGGTAAGCAACTTATCCTGTGACTCTACTAAATCATTCACCTGATTTCTTGAAACATTACTTAAAGCACCTTTGATGGTTGTATCAGATGTAGATTCTGTGACAGCTCCAGTAGTGGTATTGTATGCCCCTGCTGTTACTTTCCTGATAGTTACATCACCACCAAGCTTTTTAAGTGAAGCACTGGCAGCTTTTTTTAATGCTTTGGCAAGACTCATAATCTATAAGCAATGACAGACCCGCTTGCAAGTTTTACTCTTGTGATTACACCTTCAATGCAACAATTTGCATTTAATGTGATAGTTGAAGCGGCACCATCTATATTTTCTGATAAAAGTACTTCAATTACAGAATCTTCTAAGGCAAGAACTTTCCCAAATCTGCCGTCATTGGCATTTGTATTTTTTATAATTCTTGCTGATGGATATTCGTAGCCGTAGCCCATTTTTAAGACCTCTTGATTTGTAAATTTGCTCTTCCACCTATTCTAATACCCATTAGGTAGTGGTCAACGATTGGTGGAATCCTATCAATGCCCACAGCCCCATAGAATCTTGGGGTTACATTTATATTTCCAACACTAACAGCGGCAAAGTCCTCTAAGCCACTAAGTTCCAGTCCGTTCCTATTGTTGTTCAGATATACAGCCAAGACGACCTGTGCGTGTTTAACCCTGTCTGGAATTTCCGTATCAAGGTAATAATCAGCAACTAATCTATTTGGAAAGCTTAAACCATACAGGTTTGTGTATGTGTCAGGTTTCCTTACTCCTGATCTTGGCCACTCAAGTGCCTGTGTGTCAGCTACCCTAGCTCCCAAAAACTTCTCTCTGTCAATTCTCTGGGCTGCTGTAAACAAAGCTCTGTTTTTATTATCAGTGCTTGATCCATCCCATGCCGCAGTGTCATCACTAAGAATTAAACCCTCAATAAAAGAGTTTGCATCAGCAAGAGTTATATAAGTATTTGCATTAGCTCCACCAACAGTGGCATCAAGAGTTATCGCCATTGAGTTTTACCTTTTGGGTTTTACGTTTTGGTTTTGGCTTAGATGTGGAAACTGAAGCCGCCTTTTGAGCAGCTTCGTTTTGTTCCCTCATTCGCTTAAAGGCAAACATTGCCATTAGCTAGATGCTCCTTTTAAAGCTACAAAATTGATTACAATAGCTTCACTTAGGTTTCCAGCAGATACGTTGGAAACTGTGACAGCAAAAGAACCCGCAGCAATAGCATTAGCATTTACCAAATATGAACCAGCAGTACCAGCAGAACCATGACAAGCTACTACAACGTCAGTTGCTGCGATCTTGCTATTAGTTACTGTGAAAGATACTTCAACACCAGCATTTAGCTGTGCATTGTTCATTGTGATCTGACCAGACTCTGCATTTAGAGTTACACCTGTTGATTTGTTGGTGGCCTGAGTTACAGTTCCACCTGTTGTTGGGCCAACTAAAGACCCAGCAGTTACATCAAATAAAGATGGCATAATTAGTTACCTCTAGTCGTTATTAGAAACAACGGTAGCTCTTACAATACCGATATTTTTCAATTCATAAGTTCTCGACCATGAACCTACTGTCTCTAGAACTGATCTAGATGGGTTAACTGTTGAAACAGCATACTTAAGACCTACAGGGTGATAGATGTAGTGTAGATCCACTGCCATTGCTTCCTCAAGAGCAAGAATGTCTCTATCTGTCTGTGTTCTTATTGGAGCCTGTTCGCCTGTAACGACTGCTCCGTTTTGGAACATGAAAACACTGTATTCCGTTGTAGATCCAGAGCCTGTTGTTGGAATGTCGTCCGAAACTATTATCCGCAGCCCCATGAATGTAGGGACTTGTGGATTTCCAAATGCGTTCTGGATAGAACCACCTGACGCTGTAGCACCGCCACCATTGATGTCAGTAGCAAGAACAAAATCAACTGCTCTTCTTTCTACCAAGTCATAGTAGCAACGGCTGTGCATTGCAATCGTTGTAAGCTTGCCGCCTTGATCGCCAAGTAATGACTGAGCCTTTGCAACGTGTCTAGGACTTAATGCTGTTGGTGTGTCTGATGATTCAGAGTCAATAGTCAAACTAAATAATGCAGAATTACTATCGTTTGCATTTATAGAACCAAAAGCACCAGTCAGACAAGAATATAGATCTTTCTGTTTTTGGTTGTTGACGTATGCAGCCATTTTCTGAGCAATAGCAGCCATAGGATCAACACTGCTTCCAACAGCAAGACTAGCTAAATCTCTCGCACTGAACGCACGTCCTCTGTGGAGTACGGCTGCAATCTGATCGCCTGTTGTTATCTTTGCTGGAGTTAATGATGTTGAGTCTGTTAAAACCTCAAAATCACCTGATAAGTTTGCAGAATATGATGGGATTTTTACAAAGTCGCCACCTCTTTCTGCTGAAAGATTTAATTCAGCCAAAGGTTGTACAACCCCACTTTGTAAAAAGCTATCTGTCTGAGTAGTAGCCTCAATTAAGTAGGGGGTGAACACTTCTGGTATGATCAAATCCGACCTCAATGTAGCCATTGGATTTAATTAAAAAGTAAAAGATATGTTCAGTTCGAGGCACAACCTCTGACATGGCACAACCACGTTGTCTATATACTAACCTGTAACTGCGTTTTTGAGCATATTGTATTTATTAATATCTGTCCTATATAATCTAGCTTGCTCTGTAAGGTTGAATGAATCAGGTGCAAATGGGTTTTTATCATTAGAAACAAACTCAGTCTGTACCTTTGTTGTAGTAGCTCCACCGCCCTGAGGTCTTGGATTCTTTTGTACCCATTGAGGCATCTTGGACATTGCCCATTCTTTGACTGGTGTTCTGTTATAACCATCAACAACTACAACTGTGCCGTCTGTTTCTCTGGCAAGCTGTTCCTTGCTTATACGACTCAATACATATTGAGGGTCGTGTACAACGTCAGCAAGTGCTGTTACTGCTGGAGCTTCAACTTCTAATTGTCTTTGTCTATTTTCTAGCTCCTGTATCCTTTGCTTTTGCTGCTCTTCTGCTTGTCTATACTGGGCTGCTAGTTTTTCTGTAGCCTCTTCATATCTGCCTTTAGCCTCAAGCTCTTCCTGTTCTTTTTTCTGCTTGAAAGCGATCAAAGCATTTACATCTACATCTTGAGGAACTGCTTTTGCCGCCTCCTTAGCTTTCTTGTAATCATCTAATATTTCACTATTAGATTTTCTTAGTCTTTCAACTTCTGCCTTTAATGCAGCTATTTCCGCTGAATTGTCAGGCTTGATTACTTCGTCTGCCATAAATAAAAAATTTACAATTATTTACAATCTTAGCTCCACTTCGTGCGGTCTGCCCAAAATGCCGCTGACATTTTACCTTTGGCAATATTTTTAGCGTGTCTAGCTTTAAAACTCTTACGTTTTGCTTTATCTGCGTCTGATTCCCCCTTTCTTGGTGGTTTGTTCTTTGCTCCCTGCATACCAAACCTGATGAGCTTGACCTTATCGCCTTCTTTGGCAAGGACAACATGAGACTTTGTTGGGTGTGATGGGGTTCGCTTTGGTTTGTTAAAACCAGCAAGTCCAAATCTTTTTAATCTAGGATCACTCATTTGCCTTTCCTCTTCATTGCCATATTGTGTGCTTCAGTAAAAGAAACCCCTTCTCTCATCTTACGTTTCATATACTCCATGTGAGCCTTTGTGTGTCCATGAGCCTTTTGGTGCTTTGCAAGTGTGTTCTTTTGTCTGGTAGTGAGCTTCATCTTTTCTTGTTGTACCTTGAATAGATTGCTGCATCTGCTGTTCTTGCTTTATCACCTCTCATATAACTATTTACTCTGCCCATTGCCCACGCAGCCATAGGAACATTTCTTGATCCACTTGACAAATATGCACCTTGCCCTTTTCTGTAAACAGCCGCAAGCTCTCCATAAAAAAACTTTGTACCATCAGCCTTTTTCTTAAGACTGTTCTTAACGCTTTCGCTTAGTGGTTTTCTTCTTTTTGCCTGTGACATTTTGTTTAGTGCGTGATTTTGATACGGCTTTTATATCAATATACTCCCCTTTTCTATAAGCTTCGGCAGTTCGCTTTATCTCAGCTGCTTTAGCTGATTTATTTTTAGAACCAGACAGATATTTTTTAGGGATACCTGTCTTTTTGTCCTTTGAAACTCGCCTTAGTTTTCTAGTCACTTTTTAGTTTTCTTTTTAGCAGTGGGCTTAGTTTCTTTAGGCTTTTTTGTTTCCTCTTCGCCTTGTACTTTGAAAATATATCCCATTACTTTTTGCCTCCTTTCTTTTTCTTCTTTGTTCCTTTGGGCTTCATTGATCCGTAGTGTGAAGGCATGACAATAAAAGTAGCTGTTTTTATTT